CAAGAAATTCTTAATAAAACCGTGACCGAATCCGATGGCAAGAAAGTACTTGTCGCTGAAGGAGCATACATGAACTGCACCATTGGCGAAATCAAGGCGTTCGAGCCTCACGAGGCGGCACAAGCAAAAGGAGTTGAGGCAAGGATGCTTATCAACTTTGACTGCAATGACTACGATGGTGACCTGTCTACCTTCATGAACTTCAAGTCAGACTTGCATGCTAAGTCAACTCTGGCCAAGCTAATGAAAGCCGTATGGCCTGATGAGGCTGAACGGAAGACTAAGTCTACCGCTGACCTAGAAGGCCAGTCGGTAAACGTCAATGTGTTCCATGAGGACACTAAAATTGACGGTCGTCCCATAACCTATGCTGAGTTCCGCTTTACGCGAATTCAATAATTGTTCTTTAATCGGGTCGCTTTGTTTTTGCTTAATTAGGCAAGGCGGCCCACCCCAACCAAAATGCACTTAACAATAGTAAATAAAAAAGCCTTCTTATATTTAGAGGGCAAATTAATCTCGCTTGATGTCATCGTTTCGATTGTACCCTCGTACAAAGTGGACAACCGAACAATGATGTACCTAAGCACCACAGATAAAGCGCTTGCTTTCGAGACACCCGTTGGCGAAATCTCCCAATTCTTAAGGGAGGTTTGCGATGAGTGTGACGAATGAGCGAGGTAAAGCGTATGGTAAGCCTAAGGTTAACCATACTAGAACGGCACGTCTTTGGACTGCTTTCTTACACAACAAAGGGTTAGGCAGTTCATTCCATATCGAGGCTGAAGACGTCTGCCTTTTAAACATACTTCAGAAGGTCGCCCGTACCCAGCACGGCGCCCAACATCTGGATAACTTAACTGACATAGCTGGGTACGCAGATAACTTGGAGGAAATCTGGAATGGATCAAAGACTTAAAGTTCCCGTAGCCCCTTACCCCGATTGGTCAAGATTCTTGACCGCCGTTTGGAGACAGGGTCGCTCAAGGGGAGTAGTATCTAAAGGGCTTATGGAAAAGTATGCCTTTAGAGCACAGGAAGCCATTGTCGAATCGTTTACACGAGTAGATACAGCGGCAAAAGTTAGGCCCTCGTCATTCATAGCCTGCGCACAGCAGACCTACTTCATGGCGCAAGGCTTGCCCCCTGACCCTATGCCCCCTGAAATTCCCATGACATTTGCTATGGGACACGTACTACACGAGGTTAGTTTCGCCGCAATTGAGGCCGCTCTGCCTGAGGGGTTTAGTTGTGAGGTTGAGAAGGAAGTTACCTTGCCCGAATGGTGGCCGCACGAGCATATGTTCTTCAACACACAAGGGCATATCGACATCATTCTGCACGTAGATAACTGGGACTTAGCTAGTGATTACCTAGACCCAGAGGAATGCGACAGTATTGTCGTTGACCTGAAAACTATGGGCGGCTACTCCTGGCGAGAGCACAGGAAGAAGCACTTCGGTTTCGAGCCGGACGGTTTCGGCTACCTGACCCAACTAGCCATCTACACAGATGCAGTCGGTATGCAGGAACAAGGTGCTCTTCTCGCAGGTATTAACCGAGACACTTTGATGTCCCCATTAGCCCCAAGGCGAGTGTCGGGAGAAGTCTTGGCCAAAGAGCTCGAGCGGGTAAAGGTAGCCGTTTCTGGGGCCGTTAAAGGTACGCCGGCCGGACCCGAATTTATTGAGCGATGGGGCGATGATGCCTCATTCTTCTGTGGTACTAATGGGCGCAAAGGTTACTGCGGCTTTAAGACGATATGTAAGAAGACGCGGAGGCAAATTGATGTTTAAGTTTATACGCCAAGAACCCCTTAGAAGTAACCGAGATTTGGTTAATCACAACTTAGGTAAACCTAAAGCTGTGCCGGGGGGTAAATGGGTCGAGGGCTCAGACGTAGTAACAGCCTGGATTACCAACGAGCAAGACCAGGAGAAGGGCTCTTGGGAAGAGCGGCCAATGAGGCATTGCTCATTCTGCGATGTTGAGAATCATCTAGAGATTTGCCTAGAGTGCTCAGATATTCGAGGAACAGACGGCAAGTTCGACCGTATCTGCGTCCAATGTGGGGGGCACTTTAATACCAGCAATAATTGGAAAATTATTTGCTCCCACCAATGTCGCCAGGAGCGGCAAGTTCGCTAAGTTCCTTGTGGTAAATCTTACAGCGGGTGTGCAGTCTGTCCATTTCCTTATGGACGGAACTATGCGCCCCAGTTCGTGCGGCCTGGAATAACGCTTCGGCGTAAGTCTCATCGTCAGCCGATATTAGAACACGCTCATGTAAGTCGCGCTCCAACTCTTGGAGTAGCATGAACTCTTTGTGCCGACTGAATGCAAGCGCGGCCGTTAGCACGGAAACATCAGGGTCAGCCGAGTCTAGGCCATACTTGGTAGCGTAATGCGCGGCCAGCTCTAGTGTAGTTTGCTTGACAATGGCTAGACCATCGGAGCGACCGAAGCGTTCAATCGCTAGATCCTTACTGTTCTTTAAGCGGGCCAAGGCGGGCTTCTTATCTTCAGGCGCGGGCTGTGGCATTTGGAATCAGGTCTGTATAGAGTAGAATGGCGGCGAGGGCGGCGTCGTCCTCGTGATTAGTTCGGCCAGCTGTCCCACAGTATTGCATGACAACGCGCTTAATGTCCTTCTTCTTGGGGATAAATTTCCTATCCCAAGGGAGTTCAAGGGCTCGGCAAGTAGCCCTCTTTAGCACCAACGGAGCCGCGTGCTTGAACGGAATGCCCTTATTGTATGCCCAAGCTGAAATGATAGACGTGACGGCCCAAAGTAGCGCAGTTGTTTTAATCTGCTTCATAATAAAGGGCGCAGTCTCGGCCGCAATGGCATCGATACCGTACTCCATATCTAGTTTCTCGAGCTTTGGCCAGAGGAACTTGGCAAAATCCATGCCCCTGCTAGACGAGCCGACAGACATTGTGCCGGACCAGACACGTTCGGCCCTATTATCTGATACGCGAAGGATCGCCATACCTAGATTACGGTACCCGGGGTCGATGCCGAGTACAATCATGGAAGCTTAATGAGCCGGGGGAACGGGGTATCCGTATTGTTAGAATCATAGATGGCCCAACCGCGCTTCCAGGCCGTGGGACGCCTTTTAGGGCCCATGAATGCGAAGCCGGGCATACTTCTATCCCCTAGATATCCGCCTTCAACGGCGAATAAGTCGAGTTTGCCTACGGTTGTAGCCACTAGACCCATACGATGTGTGTGTCCTATGTGTACATTACAACCAAACTCCTTGGCCATCTTTAGTGCCTTCCCAGCAGGGAGAGTAGAGTTGCCTTTAATCTCATGGCCGTGCATACAAAGTACAGTTTTACCTTGACCACAAGGGATTTCAACGCCGTTACGGGATAGCTGAATACCGTGATCATTGAGGCCCAAAGCATTTTCCCAACTAATACCAAGCATACGTAGAACAGGAACGCGGCCCGCAACAAAGCGGTTCCATCTGTCTTCATGGTTTCCTTCAATGTAAAAAATTTCTGCTTTTCGTCCGGCATCTCGTAGGGATTTAAGGAAGCGTCGGCCGGCACGGACTTCTTTGTCCAGATTGTCCTGCCATCGGGGATCTTGTCGGTGGATAGACAAGGCGTGAAAGTCCATGACATCGCCGAGGAGGACGATTTTGTCTGGTTTCTCTCTTCTAATACAATCAAAGAGTTTGGCGACTGACTTGCGGTGGTGGAAGGGAACGTGAACATCTGGGATTACTATCGTGCGCATTAATACCTCCGCCGCGACTTATAGGCACAGCGGTACAGGACCGCTATTGAGAGTAGGACTATTCCCCATCGTACCAACGTCGAAGAGCGAGAAACGGAATTGCTAGGGCTCGGAACAGCGCTGTCCACAGGAGCACTAACGGTTCCCTCATTCGGGGGAACACTAGTACCAGGAAGATTGCCATCCACCCGAATCTCCATATCGATTCCGTCGCCGTGTCCAGCAACTCGGCTGTGGCTGTTTGCTTTGGGGCTTCAACAACGACCTCCGGCGAAGCAGACCAAGGCATTGAGGGTAGCATACTACAGCTTGCTAGGAGTAAAAGACTCACTAGAAGTACAGCAAGTAATACTTCTAAGCTGTTCTTACGTATCCAGTTCCGTAACTTAATCATTTATACCTACCTTTGTTTCGACTTTACTTAGACGTCGCTCAATCTCTAACATATATCGAGCAAGTTTTTCATCGGACCCTCTACTACTATCGGCGGCCTTGATCTGATATTTCTCTACCTTATCGGATAAATCTGACATTTCCTCAGTCATTTGCCCATGCATTTGGGTCAGTAACCAAGCTAGTATAGCAACAAGTCCAGCCATTACAGCCTGTAAGGACTTAGTAAAAAATTCGGGGATGTTTTCTTTGGTCATTATAAATTAGCCTCCTCTAGAGCAGTTTTAAGAGAAACTTGAAGTTCTTCAGCTTCAGCCATTAGAGCGTGGCGTCGCCACGGGACGGTTGTCTCTTCCAGCTCTTTCTGGAGATTACGTAATAGGCGTTGAGCGTTTCCAACTATGAGTTTACGCTCGTAACCGGGCTCTGTAATTTTCATAGGTATAAAGAGGCGAGAGAATTCTTCTCCGTAGTCTAAAAAGGTATCTCCTCCAGCGCCGGCCATCGCGAATAAATCTTTGGCGCCTCCGTAAGCGAGCTTAGTTGCCCACGTAGAATAGATAGCGTCTTCTAGCCAATGCTTCGACGCTCTACCACCTCCAGGTGCAAAAGCTTCTTTAGACCCTAGAACGATGGATCCAATACCCCCAGTAGCCATTACACCTGGGGCGGATAAGTGTCTCTCTAACTGTTCCTGAGGAACAAGGCGTTCGATCAGCGCTGGGATGGCTACTGCGGCATCGATATTAGCATTAAGCCTTTGTGCGCTAACAGAAACATCGGCTCCTAATGCCTCGAAGTTTATTTCTACTTGTCCGTTAACAGTAGTTACAACACCACTATCATTAACTGCGTCTACTAACATACCTAGGCCACGCGGGCTTTTGCTGAATTGTTTCCAAGCAAAGGGCATATAGTTGACGGGGAAAGTATAGTACAAGAAGGCTCGCTTCATCCAGGTACGTTCAAAGTCCGTTAACTGGGAGTAGTCAACCATTGCACTCTGCGTTTCGCGTACAGCCTTAGTCAAGTCGCCATGCTCGCGTAGCCGGCCAAACAATGTGCCAAAGCGAGATGTAACCTCTGAGAGTTCCAACTTGCCCTCTTGCCGGGCCGCAAAGCTTTGCTTACCTGTGGCTACTCCCCCTTCTAATTTACCTAGGGTACGTTCAGCTAGTTTAGATAGTGGCTCAGGGGTAGAGCCTGCCCCGCCTAGACCCTTAGCAAAAAAGGTTCCGAACAGTCCGCCTCTAGCTGATTCGGCTAGGATTTCTCCCATCGTAAAGACTTGCCCATCGGCAAGTTCAATTACTTCCTCGTCTAGGACTTTCAGTAAATCTAAATCGCCTGTCTCTAATGCGAGTTCTCCGGCGGCCTTTTTTGTAAGCATTCCATCCGGTCCCATTCGACGGACAGCCCGCATAATAGCAACAGCGCGGTCGCCTCCTGCCATACTAGGTGTACCTGTACCTACGAACCTAGTCTCACCTAATAAGGCGGCTGTTCGGTCATAGGCACGAATAGCTGATTCATCACCTTGGAACAGTAGCCGGAAGGCATCTCCGTGTCCGGCCGTTACATTACGCGCTCTAGTTCCTAACATCATACCCTGGAAAGCACCGGAGGCCAAGTTCGACACGTGGAAAGCGGGACGTAAGACAGTCTGGAACTTCCTGAGCCAGTAGTTCATCCCATCAATAGCCCTAAGCACTTGTCCACCATGTTGGAATTGAGCCTTAACAGTATTATCGACTGAGCCTAGCACGGAGTTATTTCCTATCAGGACGTGCTTATCCATAATGCTTTCTAGTACAGCGGGCTCGCTAGTATCAGTAATAACATTCATGCGGACGTTATGCATCGTATCGTCTACAGCGGATAGAGCGTACTTCTGCCCAATGGTTGTTCCTCGGTCGGATAGTACACGCATACTGAAACCCGAGGAAGTTAGGACATTAGAGGGGATGACATGGACTTCACCCTTATCCGTTTTTATTAGCATATGTGGGGATAGGATGTCCTTATCTAAAGGGCCCTCAAAGTAATTAATATCCTTATCTTTCAGCTTTGCGCCTAACTGCACACCTTGCTTCACATGGAATTTTTTGCCTCCGTCCGTAACATACCCAATAACCTGACCTCCAAACATCTGCTCTTTGCCGATTTGAGTACCCATGATATTATCGATAAAGTTTGCTGTATTGCGTTCCGTCATCGCATTACCCAGACCATTAGCTAAAGCCATTAGAGGATCAGACTCGAAGAGTTCCATCTTTACCCCTGTTTCCTCTATTGCCTTCTCTAGTTCAAGGGCTAATTTAGGTTGGTTAGCCTTACGTAACTCTTTGGCCACTTGATTAACCTCCTCCAAGCGCAACTCGCGCAAATCTCTAGGGAAGGCGTGGGACATTTGGGGCATGAACTTCTGAATAACTACAGAGTCCATTTTACTGCCCAATATCCCAAGAGCTTTAGACGTAGAAGGAGATAATAACCTAGGTAGATAACCAGGAGCAAAGGTCGAGCCCGTAATAATCCCAGACTCAAGGGCTAGTTTCGAGAGGGTGCCGCGAAGATCTAGCGTAGCATTAATAAGTTTCTTACCCCTCTCTGGAAGCCCGTTCTTGACCACATCGACAAGTGCGGCGTCGAACATATCGGCGGCATACGCCATTTTATGCCCGGCCTCAGAGAATTCGGAAGTATGCATACCATGCATTTTATAGTTAAGACCTGCGGCTTCGGCCACTATTTCCTCAAAGAATTCATCCCCGCTTCCTTTACCTGTAATTTGTCTAGCCCAACGGGTGGCTTCTTCAGTAGCACCAAACAGGTGTACATAGGCAGAGGCCAGGCGGCCCAACTCCATTTTCTGACCGTCCTTCCCTAGAATAGGCCCAAATCCACGCATCGGCGTGGCCGTATACGATAACGGTGTTTTCTTTACGAGGTCTTTAGGTCGCGCATACTTAGAGACTTTTCCAGTATCTCGCAGATTAATCATGCGTTGTAGCTCTTTATAGTAAGGCACAAGATCATCCTCAAACATTTTACCTCTATCGAAGAACTTGCTTTTAGCGTGGCTTCGCTTATACACTTCTGCTAGAGCATCTAGCTCGCCCCGTAGCCCGGCTTTGTCGATATTGATTCGCTTCGACTTAAGTTTTTCGACTCGCCGAGGTAAATATCGGTGAGGTTTGTCGCCCACAACAGTCTTGAACTGTAAGGTCTTGCGCTCCTTCCCGGCCGCCATATCTTGCAGGAGCTTGGCGAATCCAGCTTTGCTCGATGGATGCATACTATGTGTATCCATAAAGTCTTGCATTAAAGGCAAATCATCCACGACTTCGCTAGGAGCTAGGGGCCGCTCATACTTTTTGCGTAGTCGCCTCGCATCTTGCCTTAATGCTGCTGTAGGTAGAAACCCGAAGTGATCAGTCTCGACCATCTTGCCCGCTTTATTAGGTAGTTGTCGTCGAGTAAGGTTAATGGGGTCTACTCCTTTAGCTCCTAACACGTCGGCTACGTGTTGAGGAGTAACATAAGCTATCTGCTTTTCTATTCCTACCTTGCTTGTCTGAGATAGCTCATTGAAATTCAGTCCAGCTAGTTCGACAATCTCTTTGGGTGATTCAAGTCCTAAGTCGGAGAATACTTTACTAATGACGCTTATGCCCGTACGCGCACGTTGAAGAAAGGAGCTTAAGTTCCCTAAAGTCTGTTTAACATTTCCTTGTGCCATACCCAACCATAGATTATGGGCCTCATTCTGCCCAAAGGAGGACTCTAAAGTATTGGAAAGTAATCGACGAATATTTTCAACTGAGTAGCCCGTCTCCTTAGAGAGTTCTCGTACAGATCCTAAGATAGCGCGAATTATTTCTTGGGCCTGCTCTGTCCCTTGGTCGCGTAGCGTATTAGCTATGCGGACTTGCTCTTCAATACCCTCGATAGGTACATCAGTCTTAAAGGCTTTCTTCCAAGCTTTCCGAGCCGTATGTCCTATCTTAAATAGGGTCTTACCAAAGGAAGTAGTGGATTCGTTCAGCCTATCCGTAAAACCTACATCTGGAGTAGCTGAAATTGTGCGCTCGTTCTCTAAGAAAAAGCTCTGGGCGTCTGCGTAATCATCGTGGAACTTTCTTATAGCCTTATCTACACCTTTAGCTCCACGTGCTACTGAAGGTTTGCCGGTTAACAGCTGACTAACTACCCTATATTTTGTTTCGAGGGTTTCGGCTTTTCGGCCCAGGTTCTTATAACCTAAAGCGCCCAAGAAGGCTCGCCGATGAGATTCTTCGACGGTAAGACCCTCGCGTTTGTACTCTTTTAATCGCCCTTTGTACCCATCGCT